TTGATTGATTGCTAATACCCTTAAAAGCATCAATTACTGTAGTAATAGCACCACCAGCTATATCATTCGCTGATATGTCAGCTATCAATGGTTTCGCTAACAAATTAGCAATAATTGATGCATTATTTTCGTTATTAATCCATTGTATTGCAGCAGCAGCAGCAGCTGTATTCATACCAGAAATAATAGTTTCTAATGGGCCAATATTACCAGCTTTACCTAATATCTTCGATAATCTTACTAAAACAGTTTTTACAATAGCGCCTGGTATTCTGGATGCAGTAAAAGCAACTATATTGGCTGTTAATTTACCAACCAATGCACCAGCTTCACGTCTATGATATGTATTAAATTCTTCAGGTGTCCATTTACCAGTATCTAAGTATCGCTCTTCAGCAATTTCAATATTGCTATAATATGTTGCAATTGGTTCATATAATCCTTTAAATCCAATATATAATTGTGCTGCAGAATCAATTGCCCAAAGTAAAGATCCAGCTGCAGTTTTTATTTTAGATGTAATTGCTTTAAGTTCTGCTACATTTTTTGTAAAAGTAGCATTGCTTATCTTATTACTTGCTATCTTTTCTATTTGCTTAACTAATTTAGGGTCACTTTCAAGTTTATCAGCAACAAAATTTCCATACTTTCTAGTATTTCTTATTGAATCAATATCAAGCTTCCCATTTGACCGAACAAACCGAGATAAATCATCAAGGTGTTGTTTAGCAGATCCCTTACCAAGAACATTCATAATTGCATCGAGTGCACCACCAAATATTTTTGATTTGAGTCCTTCATTTAATTCTTTATTTGTACTAACAATTTCATATACTTTCATTTTATTAATCCGTCAATAATATATTTATTCATAGGAGGGGAACATGTTCCCCTGTTCATCGCTATCGCTCTTCACTGTTCTCTTATTATCAAAAGTAATGTATATGTGCTATACTCATTTAGATTATGATTTACACATTTTGCCCCCCGAAGGGAGCAAAAAATAATAAATTCTCATTTGAGTTACTTCATTACCTAGAGTTACACTATTACAGAGGCGGTTGGCCGTTACCTCGAAGTGCGTTTTTGTTTCTGATGTCCAACGGTGGCAATAGGAAAATACTCTAGTCAAATTCCTATTACGTCTGGGAATTACCCAGTCATTTAGCCTTTTTTCATTTGTTCAAATTTTCGAAATTGGTTTTACGGAAGGCGTATCCAATCATCATCTACAACACAAGGTGTAGGTAGTCGAAAAAGTCACTGCTTCTGCTCAGTTGTTGCGCTCAATGCGAAGAACATTCCATTGCCAACGGCACATATCAATCTACCTGTGCGAGTATTTCAGAAGTGTGGAGCCTAGAGTTGCCTTAGAGTGTGCCTTAGAGTGTTCGGTTAAATTGCCTGATGATACCTATTGTGTGCCTTTAATATCATTTATTATAGATACATAATATTCTATTTTTTTCGAAATGATCCAAACTAATCTATACGTGGAATCGGTCTCAATAGCAATATCTTTTACTAATCTACCATTATTCAATAATCTAGTGATATTAATATATCTTTCTAAATCATTTTCTACTTTTTTTCTAGTAGTCTCATATCCACGTTTTATATTTGAATTCCGGGTTGCGTTTTTATGTTCGTCGCTTAACATTTTATTCATTTCAGAACGACGAATCGCACATTCTTTTTTTCTAATTGGGTTATTATCCCAATTTTTTTTCATTGCAGCTTTATGGGTGTCTGATAATTTTTTACCCTTTGTTGCTTTACTTATGTTTTCTTTCCAAGCCTCGATTTGTTTTTCATCCATTTTATGGTAACATGGCTTACCATACATATTATTATTTTTTCCTTTGTGTTTGCCTATATTTGCCTGTCTCAATTTTTCTTTAGTTTCATCAGAATGTTTACCATGATTCATTTTACCATTTAAAAATTGTTGCTTTGCATAATTGCTTAACATTTTTTTTAACCTGGCTGCTTTTTCAACACCATATAATTCTTCAAATGTCTTATTCTTATTATGAGGGATTTTACCAAACATTGGGTTATGTTCACCTCTTAAATTCTCATCCAACCACTTTTCATAATCAGCAACAGTCATTTTCGCTATTGTATAATTATCTCCTGTTAGAATTTTACTGATTGCTATTCTAGTTTCATCAACAGATTCTACCGGTGGAATAAATTTAACACCTGCAACTGCTCTATTAAAGTATTTTTTTGTAATTCCATCATCTAATAATTCCCGGAGGACATTGTGTGTAATTTGGTATTCTACTTCAGCGTAATGTAATGATCCTTTTGAATCGTGTAATGATAATATTTCAAATTTGTAATTTTCTTTACCTTTTATACTAATTTGAGAATTTAGATGCTCAGATGAACCTGTATAAACTTTCCAATTTGATTCAGAAATTACTTTTTTTCTATTTTTCTTACCTTTAACAATTTTTCGAGTAGTATTAAAAAATTGTTTCTTACCAATATATTCACGCCCAGTATCAAGTTCTGTAATTTTATAGATAAAACCGAACCATTCATCAGTAGTAAATTCAACATTAAATAACCAGTGTCCATAATCCATTATAACCTCCAATATACTATTTTATAATAAATGTATTTATCTTTGGAAGTTATATTGGTGGAATTATTTAGTTATCTTCCGATGGGTTCACCCTACCTTGAATCTGTAAAAGTTTACGTTGTTTTCTAGAAGTTGATTTAAAACTTCTATCTTTATTGGTTTTATCTTTAATTTTATTAAGCCATTCTAAAATAACTTTACGTTGTTGTTTAGAAAGGATGTTAATTTCATTTAACCAATATCTTGCATCTTGGCCAGAACGTTTAGTACCGGCTTGGATCCAATGCAAATTAGCTTTATAATATTGTTGGAAAGCATGAATTAATTTATCGTGAATTTCATCATCAGTTGGAATCTGCTCTAACTGCCAGCTATAAACTCTCGGTGCGTAATCTTGTTTTGGTTCAACTTTTCTACCCATACAAAGCATTATACACAAAAAAATAGGGCTTGTCAAGCCCTATTTTAATAAATTCGAAAAAATAATTTATTCTATAATTTCAAGGTCGGTTGCGTATGAAGTATAACCATTTTCCTTAACAACTTTTAATACATTATTAACTCTGCTTGCTAATTCATCTTTATGACTAATCAAAAATACATTTTTGTTTCGTTCTCTTGCAATTTTTTTCATAATACCGATTGCATTTTCTACACCATTTGCATCCAATCCATTATCAACTAATTCATCGATGAACAATAAACTAATAGATGAATACAAGCTTTCGTAAACATCGCGGAATGCGAAACTTAGCCCTAGAGTAACTCTAGTCATTTCTCCTCGACTAAGATTAAAAAAATCTAACTCCTGACCAAGTTGTGTAATTTCAACCGATAAATCATTTTGAAATACTACAGTATGTGGTAAACCCATTTTATCTAAGTAATAAGTTAATCGATTATTCAAATACGATAAGTTTTGATCAATGATTTTTTTACGAATAAAACTATCTTTATTAGTCAATAGTTTTTGTAAAAAATCTTGGTGATCTTTTAGTTTATTCAAATCGTTGATAATATCCCAATTAATTTCTTGTAATGCTTCACTTTTCAATTCAATGATTTGATCATCATATGGGTTGACTTCAACGGCTTTCACATTTAATTGGGCTGTTAATGTTGACAAATTATTCTGGTGTTTAAGTGCTTCTTCTAATGTATCATAAAATGTTTCAGGTTGTAATCCTATATTTTGAATGCTCGATAATTCATCTGAAATTAAAGTTAATTCCGATACTACTTTATCGTAATATTTTTGAGATTCAATAACATTAGTATTAGCAGTTGCTATCATTTCATCATGTTTGTGGTCATGTAAATCTTGATCACATGCTGGACATTTTTTTGATTGTAATGTTTCATAATCATTCACATATTTGGATAATGTTTTATATGCTTGTGTGATTGCAGAATCCAAGGTTGCCTTTTCTTTTGACAAGCTTTTAATTTTAGCATATTGTTCGTTATAAATTTTAACATCTGAATGTGCTTGAATTTCTTTTTCAATATTAAGGCTTTCAAGTTCTACTATGGATTTAGCAATTTTCTCTAAATCAGCCTTGTGTTTAGCATTCCAAGCACGTTGACTCATCACCAATGTATCAATACTTTGTTGAATTTTTTCATTGGCTTTCTGTGTGGCTTCTAGGTTTGCTTTTTCTTGGAATATCAAGTCTTTAGTTTTCTTAATCTCTTTTCCAAGGGTATCTGCTTTTTCACTTAACAGGGTAATACCTAACAGTTGTTCAATTATGG